AAACCTTCGATTGGTCCCGTTTGTTTCTCCTGTGATTGCGGGAAAAGTGCGCAAACAGGATGGTTATTCAACCACGTCTTATGCGCCACCATACCTAAAGCCGAAGGACGTTGTTAGTCCAAAGAAAATGCAATCGCGCATGGCCGGTGAGGCTTTAAACGGAACCATGACAGCGGGTCAACGACTCAACGCCACGGTTGCCTTTTTATTGGATGACCAAGAAAAAGCCATCGAGCGTACAGAAGAAAAAATGTGTGTTGATGCTGTATTAACCGGTAAGTTCATCGTTGAAGACTCAGAAGAGCATGAAGCGATGCAAATTGATTATAAGCGTTCTGAAGAAAATACGATTGCTTTAATTGGTGATGCCCGCTGGTCTGTTTTGGATAAAGCCAATACCGATATGGCCGGCATTATTGGCGATTATGCGGGGCTTTCTAGTGGTCTGCCAGGCATTATTATTTTCGACAAAAAAGCCTTTGCGTTATTCAGTAAGTTCAAGGGTGTTCAAGACTCTTTAAATTCAACGATCAAAAATGGCGACAGCGAAATTATGCTGGCGCCACAGTTGAAAAGAGAAGTGCAATACAAAGGCAAATATGGTGAATACGGTATCTATGTTTACGCAGGTTTTTACGAGCTAGACAACGGTGAGAAAAAATACTTCATGCCAGACAATACCATGGTGCTTGCCCCTGCGATGTACGACGGTGTGATGGCGTATGGTGCCATTCAAGATGTTGAAGCCGGTGCTGACGGTATGGCGATGGTGAAGCGTTGGCCGAAAAGCTGGATTAACCCTGATCCAAGTTTTCGCTACTTGATGACTCAATCTGCACCACTCCCAATCATGCCAGATGCAGATGAGTTTGTTGTCGTAACCGTCGACGCCGCGGCTTAAATTGAGCGGTGTGTTACATGAAAAGAAGCGCTTAACTGCGCCTTTTTCGTTTTTAAAATTTGGAGTTGTTATGACGAACAAAAATCAAACTGCGGCACAAAAAGTGGCAGCACAAAAAAAAGTGGATGAAGTGGCTGCATTAATGGGTGACGACTCAGAAGCAGCACCAGTGACGCAAACCGCACCGCCAGCGATTAAAGAAGCCGCGAAAATCGAAGACCAAAAAAATAACGAAACTGACGGTCAAAAAGGTGACGATGCCAGCGATCCAAAAGGTGGCGAAATCAACGATCAAGATGATGAAGTTGATGGTCAAGGTGGTGATGAAGTCGACGTCTTTGATGGTGAACAGGATGACGAACAAGACGACGAACAGGACGACGATTTTGAACAAGAAAAAGGCACCCATTTTGTTGTTTTGTCTAGAACCATTCATACCAAAGATAACGCAGGCAATGATGTGAAGTTTATCGCATCCCAAGTGCCGCAAAACCTTGGTGAATACAGTGAAATAGCCATTAACGCGGGCTTTGCTAAAGCGGTTCCACGCTAATGGGGTGGGAAGGTTTCGATGACATCTTAAACGGGGCGGTAATGGCGCATTTATCTGAAAAAATCGTCTTAAACCCTGACCAGCCAACACAACGTAATGTATCGGCTTTGGTGGATATTGAAGGTGTAAATGCAGAGGCAATTGGTGGCTCGATTGGTGGTGTTATTGGTAAGGCTCAGTTGCTTTTAAATGATTTGGATGGTTTAGAAAAGGGTGGCGTTATTTCCTATTTGGGAGAGCGATACAAAGTGGTGGCACACCCTCGAAAAATTGATAACTCAATGTGTGAATTAGAGCTTGGAGTGATTGGTGAGCAGTCCGTACCTGACATTCGATATTGACCTTGATGAGCTGGACGCAATACGCGCCCAGCTTTCTGCGACCGAGCATCAATTGAAAGCAGCATATAACAGGGCGATTTCGAGAACGCAGCAGACAATGCAAAAACGCTCTCGAAAGCTTCTTGCAGAAAGTTTGGGTGCCAAATCAGCCAAACGCATTCAGAGACGAATGCTGACGTTTAAGTTGAGGCGGGCAAGTAAGAACCAACTTACAGATTTAAAGCTTTGGTTTGGTCTGAACGATGTGGCTCCTAATGATTTAAAGGGGCGCATAACGGGCAAGCAGGGTGAGGGCGCAACATTCACCTCATCTAAGCTCGGGACGCATAAGTTCAAGGATGGTTTTGTTTTTACTCGAGGTGGCCAGCGTTATCTGTATGAGCGATTCGGGAAGGATAAGAACAAGATTAGATCAGTGAAGATAGCAGTCGCAGAAAGGTTAAAAGATCGTATAGAAGACGAGTCGTTTGATGATTTACCAGAGGTGTTTATGGGGCATTTTGAAACGGATTTAAAAGGTCGTGTTAAGACCGGATTGAATAAGGATGGTTGGTGATGGGTTTGCATTTAAATGATTACCACCTCGCTGTCGTTGATCATGTTTCGTCTGAAATGCCCTGGATAAAGTCGGTAGATAATTATCCGGAGCAGTTCGGTAAATTGGATACGCCGTGCGCCTTTTTTGGTGTTGTTGATTGGGATAAGGCTCCAGACCAGCGCATGAATGGCGAGCTCTCGGTTGTGCTGAGTTGTCAGTTGTTGATTGTTTTTGGCCAAGAGGGCGAGATATCAAGTAAAGCGGTGCGTAACGCATCCATGTTTGCCTCTATTAAAATTGATGAAAATAGATTTGGTCTTGATGCTGAGCCTGCTCAGTTTGTGTCTGCTGAGCCTTGGGCCTTTGATCCAGACCTTGATCAGTACGTTGTGTGGGCGGTTAACTTTCGGCATCAAATAGAAGTGGGTGATGATCAGTTTGATCTCGTTCCGGACTTTCTTCCAACAAGTGCCAATGTGGCTCAAGCCCCTAAAAACGGTGCAGACCATTTAGACGATTATGAGCGATTAGAAAATGAGTGAGATGGATTACATAGTTCGAGATTTGCAGCGCCGACTGGCGAATATGATCCGTCGTGGAAAGGTTCATTCCGTTGATTTTTCTCAAACGCCGCCTCGCGTTCGCGTTGAATACGCGAAGGGTGCTGTGACAGGGTGGTTGCCGTTTGTAAGTTCGCGTCAGTCGGTTGACTCTAAATCAACATGGGAGCCGCTGGCTATTGGTGAAGGTGTTTTGATTGTGTCTGAGTCCGGTGAGCTGTCGATGGGCGTTGTGATGCCTTCGGTGCCGGATGCGACGAATGTTCCTCCCAGTACTTCACCAAACGAGCATGTTACTAAATACAGCGATGGGACGATGATCAAATACGATCGGGCCGTCGGGAAGCTGACAATCGATGTTGTAAGCGATGTTGAGCTGATCGCGGCGAATAAGGTTTCTGTTCAGTGTAGTTCTGCAGACGTGAATGCGAGTGCAAATGTCACCGTGACAGCAGGTGGTGATGTGCTGGCAGATGGCTCGAATATAAAGCTTAACGGCGGGGCCGGCGTTGTCACTGGGGCTTGCATTTGCCCATTCACCGGTAGCCCACACTCTGACAAATCATCCACAGTTTTTGCGGGGAAGTAGCATGGCATTGTCTGACTCGGTTTTGAAAGAATTGATTGTTACTGAGATGGAATCTAAAGGCTTTGTGACTAGTGGGGAACACGCTAGGTCTGAGCAATTGGCTGAAGCGATTGCAAAGGCGGTTGTTTCTCATATTACGTCATCTGCTGATGTGGCGGTAACGGCTGGCAGTTCGGCTGGTTCATATAAGGTTTCATAGGTGATTTATGATTGGCATAAATGCAAGTACCGGCGCATCGATCACCGGCATTGATCACTTACGTCAGTCTGTTTTAGATATTTTACGGACTCGAAAGGGCTCGCGTGTGATGCGCCGAGATTATGGCTCGCTTTTGCCTGATTTGGTTGATAGCCCAACTAATGCCGCTGGCATTGCTGACATCGTGGCCGCCACAGCAGATGCGTTAGCTCGTTGGGAAGCTCGGATCAGGGTGACGAATGTGAGCGTGTATGCAGCTGGTGTGGGTGTTGTGGAAATAACGATCACGGGTAAGTATTTGATTGATGGTAAGTCGTTTGTCCTAGAGGGGTTACAGATATGAGCGAATTAGACTTATCGCTGCTCGCTCCTCCTTCTTTGCTTGAAGTGTTGAGTTATGAGGATATTTTTCAGGAGATGGTCGATCGTCTCGTTCTGATTAACCCTACTTATTCCGCTTTTGTTGAATCTGATCCCGCTTATAAAATTCTGGAGGTCGCTGCTTATTTTCGCATGCTAGACCGCCAGCGAATTAATGAAGCGGCTTTAGGTACCATGATTGCCTATGCGAAAAAAGTCGATTTAGACCAAGTCGGCGCTCGTTTTGATGTAGTTCGTCTTGTTGTTGTGGAGGCGGATGATTCGACGACTCCTGCGACTGAGGCCGTGTACGAAGAGGATGATAATTTTCGTCGGCGTATTTTGCTGGCTTTTGATGGCATATCAACGGCGGGGGCGGTGAATTCTTATCGATATCATACGCTTTCTGCGCATGCGTTTGTGTCTGATGTGACCGCTATTATGCCCAGTGCTGGTGTTGCATTGATCACGGTACTATCGAGTGAGGGTGACGGTACCGCTTCGCAAGAAATATTGGATGCTGTTGAATTGGCGCTCAGTGCCGAAACGGTTAGGCCGCTGACGGATGATGTAGTCGTGCAATCTGCGGACATTGTTGAATATGGTGGCTCTGCGACTCTTTATATTGAAGATGGCCCAGAGATTGAAGTGGTTCTTGCTGCCGCTCAAACCAGTCTCGATAGCTATACGGCAAACCAATTCCGATTGGGTCGTAATATCCGCAAAGTGGCGCTTGAATCGGCGCTCATGGTTTCCGGTGTTCAAAACGTAGTCCTTAGAGGCGTGGATGACATTGTTCTTTCAGAAGA